CTGCATATGTCAATTCTTCCCAGGCTTCTTTTGCAGTATCAAACCCCGATTCATCAAGAGAACCATCATATAGTTTAACATAATACTGGCCACCACCAGGGCTGGCATCGCCATCAATGCCAATTTCGCCAATTGGTTTACCTGCCTTCTTTAGAACCTTTACTGTCTTATCACCTGTGTGACGCATAACATCACCTTCCGCCACACCTTGTTCGCCTTTAATAGCCTGTAACAATGCACGAGCAACCACACGGTCTTTTTCTTTTTCTTCTTCTGGGAGTTGAGCATAATTCTGTGTCATTAGTTTTTGACGCTGTGCTATCTTGGCCTGTAATTTTTCAGGAGCCATAGTCTTAGAGTCATCAAACTGCTTTGGATTTTGCACAAATGCTTTAGCAGTAACATTCCAACCTTTGTGGATAGCGTCACTGATTGCTTCGATATCGGTCTCGCCTTGATCAATTATTTGTTTAGCATAAGCGGCTGACTGCAAGTTTGCTTGCCAGCCAAATGTATTACCTGGGGTACTACGACCATAATGATAAGCATTATCTAATGCTTCATCGCTGATGGTAGCCAGTTGTTGTATAGGACCTTTGTTGTCTTCAAATCCTTTGTTGCCATATTTTCCCATTGCACCCACCATTCCTGAGTTGGAACTAAAGAAAGTGTTAGCAAACATGAGTAGCATCACACCAATGACTGTAATTAGTTCTGACGCTACACCTAATTGTGTACCACTTCCTGGACCCGCCGCCCACGTAGTCACAGCAGCCGAGCCAAGTAGACCCAAAGTATATAATGACTGAACTAACTTACCTTGCCAGTTGCCTGCAATGCCTTCAGCCATTTGTTGTGACTGACCTTGAGCGGCAGCCTTATCAAGTCCTAGAGCCTGTACTACCTTCATAGCATTTTCCTTGCTAGGAGTAAGATCGCCACCAGTTGCTTGTTTAACTGCGCTGGCAATTTTTTCTGCATCTGGGCCTAATAATTTCATTAGTTTTGGTACCAACATACCTTTAATCTTGTCCATCATGCCTTCGTCAAGTATTTCGTTTTGTTTTGTGCCTTGGTTACTAACACCAGCCAATTGAAGAATACGACCAAACGACTCATGTAAACTGTCGTCATCCATACTACCCCAAATATCATCAATTTCGTCCTTGTTGAGATTTGGATATATGTCAGCTATCTGATCAGGTGTGTATCCTTTACGGCATAATTTCATCACTGCGTTAGCTTGTTTGTCTGACATATAGGGACTTGGAGAGCCGCCTTCTGCCATGCCTTGCTTATCATCTTCACCACCTAAGGTAATATCACCATTCTTAAATGCTGCGGCAGCTTGTGGATTTGCAGCGGTTGCGACAACTTTTCCAGATGCATCTTTTATTGCAGTTGCGCCTGGTAAAGGGGTAGACGTATACCCATCTTCATTTACGATTTCTTTATCTAACTGTTCCATCCAATCTTTGAGAGTATGTTTTTTCGTTGGCTTAGCTAGCTTTTTAGGCAAGCTGCTACCGGTTGCTTTTTGTAAGGCATCTGAACTATATTTTTTATTAGTAGATGAATCACCTGTGGATGATCTAGTAGTCACTTCTTTACGAGGACGACCTCTGCCGCGTTTCTCAGATGGTTCTGCTTTTTTAGCTTTATCATCATCTTCATCGTCGGAATCAGTATCTTCAACATCCTGTGCTGCGCCGCCATAACGCTCTCCGGCATGTACAGTTATATTGGGTTTAGTTTTAGCTGCTTCTTGTAAACCCAGCATCGTATTTAAAAGTTCTCTCATATCCATTATTTTAGTCCTTGTCTTCTATCTAACTTATCTTCGATTCTTACTAACTGCTTTTGAAGGTCAGCAAGTTTATCATCTACTGATTGTAATTTCGCCTGTGAAATAGCTACCCGAGTATCAACTTGTTGTACCTTATCATCCATTTGTATATATCCCACACCACCGACACTCATGGAACTTATGACAATCCAACTAAGTTGGCTAGTGTTGAAATCTATCATTTTATTTACGAGCCCCTGTCTGAGGTAGTTGAGGACGAGTCATCTTTGACATCGGACTCTTAGTATTAATGCCCTCTTTACTGGTGTTTTTCTCAGTTGGTGTTTTCTTTGCATCATATTGCATTTCAATACTTGGCTTCTTAGGAAGTACGCGATCTAGATATTGATTCGCATATTCTTTACTTGCTTCTTTGCCGGCATCTGGCATTTCTTCTTGATTAAGAATCGGACTGTCTTTTGCTTGATTTACATACATATCGCTCTCTGCCGTAATACTATCATCATAGTCTGATGTCATTACTCTGACCATATCGATGTTTTTACCTAATAACTGAGCAATCTGTTGAATTTGAGGTTCTGTAGCTGGATACTTAAATTCAGCTTTTATTATACATACACTTTCGTTAGATAAGTCTGGAAACCCGTATGGACTTTTCTGTACTGGAGTGGTCTTTGGTTCTTCGATCTTGACTGGATCAAATTTGTTAAGATTGTACTTAAACATCTCAATAAAGTTTTTATCAAGGTCTCCCGCTATCTTTATAGTATAACGGTATGTATGTACACTTTCAGTTAAATATTGGCGTAGGCTTTTCATTGATCATATCCTGTTCTATTATTTATCATTCTGCTTATTTTTTGTTTCCTGAAATGAGTTTAAGTATCTCATTTCTATCTAATAATGACCCTTCACCTAACGGGGTACTCTCAATTTCTTCGGCTTTACTAGCACTTTTTTGGTCTAGACTAGCTTTTTTCAGTTGAAGGTCTATCATTTTTAACTTTTTATTGATTTTGGCTGTTTTTGCAGTAATAGCATGACCTAACATTGTCCCGGCTACATTAAAAATTTCACTGGCATATCTACTATCTACTTGCATCCCCAAATCCATTAAGTCTTTATAACTATCTTGTGCTAGAGTAGCTAATGTATCCATCTCAGTATCAGAGGCTTCTAATCCTCTGACCTCGGGTAAAGAATTCTCTATCTTTTCTATACTAGTAAGAGTATCTTGGGAAACAATGTAGTTTTCTTCAACTACCGGTGTCTCTTCTTTAGGGGCATCGTTTGGCAGATCAAATAGCTCAGATAATTGTTTGGTCATATATAAACCTTAATATGGATATTTATTGCCATTATCTGATATGGGTTATTTTCTAGTACCGTTTCGAAACAGATCATCTTCTGTTATTACTCTAAACAATAGACCGTTTCTCTTACAATATGCATTCGCTGCTTGCCATTTTGCATGGTTGACTGCTACCACTAGTTTGTTCTGTGCGCTCATTTTACTTTCAATGAGGCTTTGTTTTTTAGGTTTGATTTCTACAATCTCTGCTCTTTGCTGACCGTGTTTATTTTCATATACTACTAAAAAGTCCGGGATATAGTTGGTTCGTTTTCCCGTCAATGGATGCATATATGGTATGATAATAGCTTCACTGGCCCATTGAAGTACGTTCTTATTCTTATCGCAGAATTGCATAAATGTGAATTCCCAACCACTACGATATTTAGGTTTGTGATTACCTACATATTTTTGTGGGTTAGTTGGAATGAAAATACCTTGGGCATACTTGGGTTTAGCCATTATATCACAATGTTACGTTGAACCGGCTCATTGGATTTTGGCACAGTGCCTACACCATATAATGTAGTCTTGCTCTTTATTCCATTTAAGAAATAAGCCATCAATGCGTTAACTTCTAATTTACTTTTACCTTTAATATAGGAGAGTAAAGTTAATACTGGTTCACCAGTTAAGAATGATATACGGAAAAGAAAGGCTGAGAAATTCCTAGCAATATCGTTGCTTCCGGTTACACCCTTAAAATAAGAATTTATGATTTCATATTCATTTGCGCTAATCACAACATCGAACTGATAGAATGAATCAAATATTTGAACTGTTTTGTCTAATGACGATAATGCTGTATCAATTATAGGCATGTTGCCCCCTTTTTACTATTTAGACGAGGTATTGGATGGCGGAACAGGAGGGCTAGACATGATCTTATTTCTAAATAGATCATTAACATTATTTACTATGTTATTTGGAGTTAACGATGATGCAATTGGGAAACTAGAAATAATATTTCTAGAATTTGTACCGGTAACCTCATTTGATATCACACTCATTACTTCTGATTTAGCAACATTTAAAATGTTTTGAGGATTCTTAAATGTAGTTGCCGCTGCCCCGGCTTTCTGTATAGCTCCAATAATATTGCCATTTTGCAAGTCAGTAAGGGCACCACCTGCTGCGCTTATTAAACCACCTTGACCTAATATTGATGCTTGTGATCCGGGTCTTGCGATAGGACTTAATGTTCTGTCATAGTTACCAACATCACCAAATTCAGTAACAAATTTACTAGGATTCTTTCCGTCTAATGCACCGTCATAATACTTTACTGTCTCATAACGTAATGTCATTCGATTTTCCATAACTCCAGTAGTTTCTGAATAGTTATATGTATCGTGACTGAATGATTCAATGATAGGATTGATTAGCTTGTATAATACAAAGTTATGTTGGTTGAAGCCAAAGATGTTTATAGACTTAAAGAATGCACTCTTACTAGCACCAATTGATCCGGCTAACCCTGACTGAGGAGCATTTGGGCTTTCCCCGATATATCCCCAATCATCACTACCGGTAATATCATCATCATATATACTTCTGTGGTTTAGATCATATCGATTACCAAAATATTCACCATCTAAACTACCGCTAGTATCAGAATTACTATCAATCTGTGTAGCATCTTTATAGTAATAGGTATAGTATGCATACCATAATTTACGTATTAGATTGTTATTATCATCGTGGAATGCAACTTGTACTGGATCATATTTGATTTTTGTTTGTACAATCCGTTTACGATTGTATTGATTCATATCATGTAGGTCAAACGAATACTTTGGTAACTCAATTGTCTTAACTGCTAATCCAAAGTAATTTTTTGTACCATTTGGGAATTTAACTTGATCGCCCAACAACGCATAGTTTATATCAAAATAAACATGGAATAGGAATTTAAATTTAGGAGCGAATGCGTAAGCATTGCTCCTAAATGTTTTACTAGCATGAGTATAGTCGCGTAGATACTCGCTACCGAAAAAACCTTTGGCAGCGTCAGTAAGGAAGTTCTGAAAAAATCCAGACATTAACCACTTCTACCCGGGCCAATACCAGTAGCTGCTGTACCACCAAATGCTCTGCCTACGTTTGTACCGATACCAGAACTCAATGGTGACTGTATTGCATTGTCATAACGTACTGTTAGACCTATTGTCACTGCTTCGTTTGTACCATAGTTCATGTTGTTGTAGTTTACAGTTTGAATAAAGCAACCATACAATTCCCATGTCTCAAGTACAGTTGGGGTTAGAGTACCGTTACCACCATCAAGCACTTCATAGTTAAGTTGGAATTTGTAGTCTTGCCCTGCTGCTGCACTTGCTTGCTCTACGAAATCCATTTGCTTTTGAATTTGCTGACCAACTAATTTACTTACGTTACCTGCTGCATCATCACGTAAGTTTACAGTTGTAGTAGTCCATTCATGTTTACCGGCTAGATACATTTTACTGTTGTAAATGTCGATTGGAATTTCAGTGAATGAAACACTTGGTCTTGCGATATCCATAACTTGTTTAGTCAATTCTTGTGTAGAACCGCCTACCCCAAAATTCAAGAATAACGCTCTAAAGCGATATTGTAATTTTGGCATCAATAGACCTTGTGAGCTGGGTGTATTATCCGCTCCTACGGTCATATTGAATAATGATTGTGAGGCTGTTGCCATAATCTGTTTCTCCTATATTAGTATTTATCTTTAAATACGTCCCCAATTAAGGGGACTTATTTAATTATTTCAAATTAGCTATTGCACCTGTATTCATAATGCGAACCGGTATGTAAATAAACTCCGTAGCCTTAACTGGCTCAATCGCAATATCTACCCATAGCTCACTACGATCAATACGAGCAGGAGTATTATTAGTCTCATCGCATAGTACCAAATAGTCATATAGACCACGTTTGGTAACTAAATCGATAAACAACGTCTGCACTACACCAGTTAACTGGGCACGTGTAAGTGCATCGTTTGGCTCAAATACGAACGGTCTAGTAATAATCTGTAAACGATTACGTATATATGCTACTAATCTTGCTACGTTGGTTCTATCCATTGCTGATGAAGTATCTTTTGAACTCTTATTACCATAGTTCAATAATCCAACACCAGTAAAGTATGCTAACGGATTAATTTGGTTAGTATACAATACATCGCGTATTGCTGTACGATTCTTAATCACTTGGAATTCACCTGTATTACCTTGTAGATAACCAATATTTGTTGCATTATCTATAATTCCGCGACGTGTACCTGCTGCCGCAAACCAAGGATATCCAACTGTGTCGTTACGTAAGAAAGTACGTAACATCATGTGACTTGCAGGTACAACAACATCAGAACCTGTTAGGTCAGTTGTAACTCCGCTTGGGTAGAAAATACCCATATATTCGTCACGTGTTACTAAGCCATCTTCACCTGTTGCAGTTGAAGAACTTGCGTTAGTAGCCCAATTAGTGATGTCAGTTGCTTGATCAGATAAACGCATTGGTGCATCACCAATGATATAAGCTGTATTGTTTCTATCATTGTTTAATGTAATTAACTCAGCTTGTAGTTCAGGGAAATTTGGGCAAGAGATCAAGTTAAAGAATGTATCCTCTTCACGAATTTCCATATTAGTTGCAACTGAAGCTTTGATTGCTTGAACAATAATATTACGTTGAGCTTTACGACCCATATATGCTACACCAGTAGAATCGACACCGCTAGCACTTACCCATGCATAAGCAAACTCAGGTAAAGATGCATTTGGGAAATTAATTCCATTAAAGTAATTAGCTTTAAACTGTTTTACATTGTAGCCTGAACGTCTTGTATTAAACAATAACATACCTTGTGGATATGCGTCTGGATTTGGTGCATCCAAATCTACGTTATCGCTAGTTAACAATGTATTAATTGATGTTACTGGATCATTGATTGGATCAACGTTGCCTGAAGTTGCCCAACGAGCATCTGCAAATACCATACCGTTAGAACTTACTTGATCAGTGGTATTGATTAGAACCCACTGATTAACTGCATCAACTGATTGCCAACGACTAATTACTGGGAAATTTTCTAGATCACTAGAATCAATCCACAAATCACCATAAGCTAGTACAGTACCATCACTTTGCATAGTTGGAGCTGATGCGCTTATGATTGGACCTGCTGGATCGGTTGAAGATACACCAGTTGCTGCTGGATGACCATTTAAGTCAAACGCAACGTTCTTATATCCTTTCCAAACTCCATTCTTATTAACCATAATATCTACTTGATCAATAACACTATGGAACCAGTATGAATCATTTGATGGATTATCAGCTGGAGCACCTTCATTAGCAACATAATCTAGTGCTACCCAATTGCTTAACTGAGTAGTATATCTAGGAGCAGCTACACCTTCATATGCAAAGGTTACGATTGGGCCAACACCGCCACCGTAATCGTTAATACTTTCAACTGTAATATGTATAGAATTATCAGGAGCTTGACCGCCCAATATACTACCAGAAATAGTTAATAAATCACCTACTACAAAGTCAACACCACCGCTGTTTAGTGATATAGCATATTTGTCGCCATATGAGGTAACATGAAATGTAGCACTTGTCCCTGATCCGCCTGTTGCCGCGGCTGCATTGTTATTATATGATGAAAACTCACCATACCAAACTCCGGTCGTGACACCAATATCAAACCCAGCTTCAGCAATTACACCATTGCTTACACCGTCAATATAGTCATCTAATACTATCTCGCCACCGTAAATATGTGTAAGCTGAATTGCACCGTTAGATGCAACAGCCGCAGTAGTATTTGGTATACCGGCAGCTTGCCAAGCAGTAACAAATTCACTTGCACCAACTGTACCGCCTGATGGCATTCCAACTGCATATTGAGAAGATAATGTAGTTGATCCAGGACGACTTACTTTAACATATAATACTGCACTTAAAGCAAACGATGGAGAAGTATTAATACCAGTTACAACAGTTGCTCCAGTATTGATACGTGATTTTAGATATATTGGGCTACTATTAACTGTTCCGCCCCAACCATATTGTGCATATGTTGTTCCTGCTGGGATCGATGTTGCACCAGAAATATCTAATCCGTTTGAATACGGAAGACCTAATGTATATGTAGCATATTGATCTGTGGTATATAAGTTACATGATTGAGTTACGAAAGTTGCTCTACCAGCACTATATTTAGATACAACTAAATCTACACCTGCTCCAGTAGAACTAGTCTTTACCCAAATTGAGCCAGTTGGACGAGGAATAGATTGACTATTACTCCAAAGTGGCATCTGTGCAGATACCCCATACGCCATTGACGCTTGATAGAAGTGTATACCGGCTTCAATACCCAAATCATCTAGAACTGTATCACTACTAGTGAATTGTAGATATCCATTAACATCATCTTGTACTGAGGAAATAATTAATCTACCAAACGTATCTTGGCGTGCTACTACGTCAGGTGCTGTACCGTTAATATTATTTACGAGATCCTCAACTGTAGTTGATACAGGTACGGGAATAGTAAACTCATATTGACCACTAACGTTAATAGTAAACGTATGACCATATGTCATTATAGGATTAGCAATACTGGTTACAGTTGCAACTGATGCAAGCCAAGCTTTACTACCCAAAGCTACCCACATATTATCTGCGGTTTTTGTAAACATCTCACTATATGTAGTAGGGGCAACTGTTGTTGGGATGGCAGTTACTGCATAATCCCCAATATTACCGATACTGTCTATTGGAGCATTCTCTGTAGTAGACATTGCATCTGTGATAACTAATGGAGTAATCGTTTGGAACTTGTTTGTTGCTGCATTCCAATGAAAAAGACCCCAATTACTGATTGATGTATCTAACCAATATGAACCGTCAGCAGGGGCGCCCGACGGACGTTGTGTTTGACCTACTAGACTGGCTAAATCAACATCGGCTCGTAGTATATAGCAACTATTGGTTGCACCCAATAATGAATAAGCAGCGAGCAATCCGTATTCGTTTAGTTCGTAACCTTGAATTGGTGTACCATTAGTTGTCTTATAAAAGAACGGATTACCGTATAAGTTAACTAGGTCACGTTGACTTGTTATTTGATATAGTTTATTAGCATTTGCTGAAACAGTAGCTGCGGCAACAGCATCGCCGGCGGCGTTTGCTTTATTTTGTGCTGTAGCTAATAGTATAAGAGGTACTGAATTTGAGGCAGTAGGCGAATATTGACTTTGGTCAATGATGTTGATCTCTACTCCTGGGGATACTAGTGCCATAATGAATTTCCTTTAGTTATGATTATGAGGGTTAACTCCCTAACATAGTATTATTTATGCGATACTATTAAAAAAACACGGATAAGCGTGCCTTTAAAGGTATTGATAAATATATGATGCAACGGCCTATCTGTAAAGTCTGTAATCAGAATCACAGTGCAGTAAATTACATCCGTAAAGGAAAAACATACTACCGTAGTATGTGTGATGGTTGCGGCAGAAGCCAAAATAAGCTTAAACCAAGGAAACCGCTATGGCAAAAGGGCGGCTATAAGAAAAAAGCCACATGTGATTTGTGTGGCTTTAAAGGTGTATTTGTCAGTCAGATAGCAGTTTTCCATATTGACGGGAATCTGGAAAACTATATACTATCTAATCTTAGGTCTATCTGTCTAAACTGCGTAGAGGTTGTAAAGCGTAAACCTGTCAAATGGGAGCGCGGTGATCTTGAGGTTGATTATTAACTATATCTTGTAGCTTCGTATGCAGATCATCAATAGTAGAATCGTTAGTTATATAATGATCGTACTCTAATCCTACACTGCTATATTCGCTAGCGTGAATACCCAACTCTTCTAACTTAATACGTAAATGATGGTGTTGTGGATTATTAGTTAATTCAATCGCATCATCATACCAATTTGGGTTTGGACCACGAAGTACTCGTACAGTAATCCCACCGATGTTTCGAATTGCAGTCAGTTCATTTGGGAAACGACAATCGGTGATTACAATATCTTCGGAGGTTCGTAATAGTTTATTTTCCAAACTAGCAACCCAAATATCGTCATGGAAATTCCTACGACAGACTTCAGTGCCCCAATATTGTAGAATCCATCTTGGGGTAAGATTGGGTATATTTAAACGTGCTGCCCACCACGGATCAATTCTCTCTCGCCATTCTCTACTGGTTTTAGTAGAACCTTCAAGTAATTCTCGATCCCAATTAAATATTACCGCTATTGCATCTTTTAGATTTGCGGCAAAACTTACTTTCTTAAACCCGTAGAACGTAGTTAGATAATTTGCCATTGTATCTTTACCAGATGCAATTAGCCCGGTTATTCCTATAATCATTGTTATCCCTCAGTTGTTAACTATAAGATAATAACATATAGTATCAACGATTTCAAGCAGTTTGGCTAGAGACAGTTACCCTTGGACCCAAGTTAATGGTTGTGAATAATCAACATAACGTTTGAGGTCTTCTAACAAGGAATCCTGCATTGCTTTTGCTTCAGCTTTCATTGCAGTTCCATTTAATGTAGTGCCACCGCTTGGACCAGCAATAGAAGAAAACTTTTCACGCGCTTCGCCTGTAATTAGCTTGAGTTGGCTTAGTGTCCAATCACCTATCCAAACACCGGAACCGGAATCTTGTAATAATACATGTTCTGGCTTCTGACTATCTGCCCAAATAAGTATTTGTTCTCCGGACCCTTTGATGTTACGTACTAAATGTAAGGATTTTGTTACAGGATTGAATGTGAATATAACATATCCACCAAACATACGTGCAGCTAGTTTTACATAACCGGCATACATATCATATGTTGCTAGGCCACCCGCAAGATTATAATTTAATAAGTAGGTGTTTAATATAGCACTACTAAATGGATCAAAACTACTAGCAGCAGGCCCAGTTTCAAGTCCTACTGTGCGTCTAAATACCTGTCTGACATTGATATATTCGGTAGGAAGAGTATATGTATCTACCCCGGCTTCTAGCGTTAATAGGGCATAGGATTCTTCAGTAGCATTTTGTGCCCGCTGACGATAGACCTTTAAGGCATATTGATATGATGCCTCAAAATGTTCAGGACCTACTTCTAAATCGATTATACCATCACCTAACCTATAACGTAGACCTTGAAATAGGGTTTCTTTTAATTCATCTAATGTAGTTCCAGCCATTGTATTCTCCAGATATTATATTTATCTGGAAAATACAGACTTAACTATATCAACACAAATTGATATTAATTACTGCTCTAAAATCATTATTGGTTGGACTACTACTAGCATGATATCGTTGACCATTAAACACTATTGCTCGACCCTGTTTAGGTTCAATCTTAATAAAATTAGATGACCCTTCATTCTCTTTACCTACTATTTTATCAAACATATATGTTTCTCCGTCTGAATTAACCGGATAATACAGTATAGTGGTATGCTTAAATTTTGGAAAATCAACATGAGGAATATGATGTTTTCCCGAAGATACACTTCCCCTAGTAATTAACCCACTTCGGACACGTTGAATAGTTAACGTCGATAAAAATGGATTTTCGGCTGCATCACATATCATTCCAATCATTGGATAAAAGATATCATAAAATGAACTTCGCTGGTGTGTATGTGCAGAATATAATATATGGAATAATCCATAACATGATTCCCACGTATCATTTATTTTATCCCCGGTGTTGGCCCCATATTCAGCTACTTCATTCTGCCAATACCAAGAGAAATCATCACATTTAATAATCTCAGCCATGTGATTTTGATAGGATTTAGGTATAGCATCATCAATTACTATTACATCGTCAAACATAGTATGTTGGATAGTCATATTAAATGTCACCAACGTTGCGAACTTCGCTTTGGGTTACATCAAATTTACCACCAGGATAACGTGCTTCCAATTTACGTACATTTTCTTCAATAACCTCATTTGGGTCTAGGTTTAAAGCACGACAAGCATTGATCCAATACCACATGACATCACCTAATTCACGTTTCATGTGGAATAGATTTTCTTCGTTGAGCGGTTTACCTTGGAAGAACATCTTTTTAGGGATTTCGCAGAATTCGCCGGTCTCAGCGGCCAAACCCAATGCCGCAGTTAGTAGTAAGGGGACATTGATATCTGGACCATAGTTATCGTCACCGATATAATTGGCATCCAACTGATCACAACGATCCATAAACGTAGTTAGATCATTGCTGGGCTTACTGGTTACTGCTTCTACAAACGCTTGATACTTGTTTAAATCAACGTTACTCATATTAAAATGCCTTTAAAATAATTATATCCGGGTTAAATCTACCTTTGGGTGTAGTACTGACTGCTTTAATATCCTTAAAGAATTTACGTGCAGCCGGTTTACTACCCATTATCTCTTTTAATTGTTCATTGGGTTTACGTAGAGTTTTGCTCTCACTAGTATTAACATCAAATCCCTGCAATGTATTACCCTTAACAACCAATGTTTTACTATAATCATCGGCTAGATAATGATACAATTTACGCTTTGCAGTATCATATACCCACGCTTCAGTTGATCCGTGCAGTTTAGTAGGAGAAATACTAGTTAAATCGATTTTATTTGGAACATCTTTAAATGTCCGCAAATACTTAAGCTTAGATACAATCTTTTCAACAGGGACAGCTTTACGTTTACGAGGAGCCTTACTTGCCTTTTTAGAACTAATATAGTTATTGCAGGAAGCTAATACCAATTCGATAAATTTTATGATATTTTTAATTTGAATTTTATCGAAATTCTGATATCCTTCAACCAATTGAGGTGTATCACCTTCTAAAACCAATTCGAATTCTTCTAATTTCTGTTTCCATACGTCGGTGATGATACTCAGATGTTGTGGGACAACATTCTTTTTAGACAATTCTTCCATTGGATTAAAGGTGTGTTTAGATTTAGCACCCTGACTTAGATAGTCATCAAACATCCCTTCAAGTTCGCCGGCGGCCTCTACTGCTTTTTGACGGAGAATTTCTTGAATATTGGGTCGATTGGATTCTTTAACATCACTAGTTTTGGTATCCTTAACTACAGTTGAGATAAGACGTCCAATTTCATCTTCTAATTTAACGTTTTCGGTGTCGGTTAATTTTAGACCCTTCGTTACTAGCCGCCCCAACCAACCATACGTAGGGATGATCTCACTATCTGCTACTTTAGCAATGGTTGCGGCCTCGATTGACCGATCTTTATGGATCAGATATTCGGCAAGAACATCTCTAGCTTCTTTTCGACCGTAGAAGATATTATACCAAGAAAGACAGCGTGAGATTGTGCTAAGTCTTTTTTCTGGGTCAGGTTGAACCAAAAACTCAGTTTCTTGACCGATATGTTTTGAGTCTAACTCATTGGGCCGAAGAGTTTTTACGTGATGGGTTTGTGTTGATTTTTCTTTACGAGCCATTTTAATATCCTAATTATGAATTAGCAGACTACTATTATAACACCGTTTGGATATTTTTGCAAGCCTTTTGGTTAATAATTTTGCCACTATGACGCGATAAATACTAAATTAGCGGACGATATTATGCCAAAACTCTCATTATACAGATCAACCAAAAGCAATGATTATAGGTTTTTGGATAGAACCATATCCGAAATGTTTACAGTAGGAGCTACTGATCTATATATTCACAAATATACTGGAATAAAAGATTCTGGCCCTAGTAAGGATTTAACACAACCGCAACATGATTCATTAGATCCAACTAATATACAAGACTTATTATTCTTGGAAAATCGTGACCGTAAATATGATCAGGATATTTATAGATTACGTGGCCATTATAATGTCCAAAATTTAGATTTTGATTTAAGTCAATTTGGATTATTCTTAAATAATGATGTAATCTTTATTAGTGTCCATTATAATGATATGATAGAACTAATAGGTAGAAAACTAATGGTAGGAGATGTAATTGAATTACCACATCTTACGGATTATCATCCACTAAATGAAGCAATACCAATTGGATTAAGAAGATATTATCAAATTACTGATGGTAATTTTGCTAGCGAGGGATTTAGTCCTACCTGGTATGCTCATTTATGGCGTATTAAATGCGAACCTCTGGTTGATAGTCAAGAATTTTCTAATATATTAGAGCAACCAATTAATACTGATAACTACTTAGGTGATTGGAATAAAGATACTACATATCTTGAAGGATATGTTGTAACGTATGGGGATAAGAATTATACACCAAAAGATGGTGCAAGTCCTATTCCTCCAGGAACACCATGTACTGATACTGATTATTGGGAGTTAGATACGGCTGATTCATTAAAAGATATATTAGGTAGATATAATAAGAATATAGAGATTAATAATGCTATCGTAAATGAAGCGGCAAGGATATTGCCTAAATCAGGATATGATACAAGTAATCTATATGTAGTTCCTACAATGCCTAACAATGCCCCTGCTAATCCAATTAATGTTATAGTAAGCAAAGTGGCACCAATCCCAACACGTGGTGAATTAGTAATGATGGGTGCTCCTGGATATAAACCTAGTCCGGTTATTAGAATCAACCGAGCTGTTCTACAAAAATTAAATAATGGTAATTCAGGCAAGACGCTATTAGAGTTTATGCAGACAGATTTAACTGTTGGGGTAAATGCACCAAATAAAACTAGTACAGGGTCCGGACGAGTTAATGGAGATAAGTTACTTGTCGCAGAATCTATGGGGTTAGTGACTGGTCCATACGGTACGGTAGATAATATGTATTCAACTGCGGATCAAGATCCAGTCGAGCCAAACTTTACTGGAACAATAATTCAAGATATAATGGATTATCGTGCTGATACCGATCCTAGATTTAGATTTATTGCAAGATATAGTCCTCGTTCGTTTGGCTATCTACAGGGATATTTAACTGGTGACGGTACTGCACCAAATGGATTACCAACTGGTGCTGGTACATCGTTCCCAAGTACTCCAAAAGTTGGAGATTATTTCTTACGTTTGGATTATTTGCCGCAACAATTGTTTAGATGGGATGGCGCACTTTGGCTAAAGATCAGTGAAAATGTACGTACCGGTGTAGGGTTTGATGAAGATAATCAATCACAACTATCCTCGTTCATTAATAATAGCAATGTTACTCCTCTATCTAATGGAACAACAATGCCAGAGAGACAATCTCTATCAGAAATATTACGAATTCAAACAGATTAAGGGAAACTAATGGCTAGCTATTTTTATGATCAACAGATACGTCGATTTTTAATACAATTTGGACGTATTTTTAGTAATTGGAATGTTACTAAGGGTAAAGACCCTGCTGGAAACGATATCATAGTTCGTGTCCCTATCCAATATGGTGATGCAAGTCGTATGGCTTCCGCAGTTATAGCCGATAACAGTCCAAACAAGTTACCAAGTGCCCCGCTCATCAGCTATTATATCTCTGGATTAGAATATGATCAAAAGAGAACTCAAGATCCAACATTTATGGACAAGATATCAGTTAGACAACGTGAATTTAATAATGATACTAAACAATATGAATCTACACAGGGTCAGGCATTTACTGTAGAACGTTTAATGCCAGTACCATATACATTACGAATTACTGTTGATTTTTGGACTACCAACTATAATCAAAAATTAGAACTTATCGAACAGTTAGGTACATTATTCAACCCAAGCTTAGAGATACAAAGCACTGATAACTTTATTGATTGGACTAGTTTAAGTGTCATATATCAAGATGGATTAACATTTAGTTCTAGGACTATTCCTCAAGGTACAGCAAATCCTGTAGATATTCTGACATGGAAATTCTATATGCCAATTTGGATTAGTGCTAGTGCGAAGGTTAAGAAATTGGGTGTTATACATAAAATCATTGCTAGTATATTCAGAGGAAATGCTCTTACTGATATGCAGGATGATCATCTATTATTGGGTACTAGACAAAAGATTACCCCGTACGGATATAATTTATTGTTTATCGGTAATACACTTCAGCTAGTCCCTAAATCAGCAGCACATACGGTAACTAATCAAAATTTAAGTTTACCCGATAATCCTAATACAGATGTATTATGGCATGGATTTATGGAAGTATACGGAGTAATTCGTTCTGGTATTAGTCAAATTTGGCTAGAGAATCCATATATGGATACTGAGATTGTAGGAACAATCGCATATAATCCAAATGATGATAGAATGTTAACGTTTAATATCGATACTGATACATTACCACAAAATACATTAGATCCGGTTGATAGTATTATTAATCCGCTACAGAAAAATCCAACAAGCGGATTAAGATCAGCCATGTCCGGGCAACGATATTTGATCGTAGAAGATATCGGTGCTCAATCTAGCTCAACGTTTGGTTGGGGTAATCTAGTAGCTAAAGCTAATGATATTATACAATTTAACGGTGTAGAGTGGATAGTAAGTTTTAATAGTAACCAAGAATCTGATATTCAATATGTAACTAATCTAACCACCGGAGTACAATATCGCTATGATGGTATAGCCTGGATGAAAGCATATGAGGGTTGGTATGGTGAGGGTGATTTTAGTATAGTGATCTAATCTGAGATAAATTACTGTATGTCAGTAAATATCTCAGCAGGGGTTTTCTTTTATTCATCTAGTACCAAACGATTCTTATTTCTATTACGAAGTGATGATAAGAATTTAGGCAATTGGGGTTTACCGGGGGGTAAGGTTGAACAGGGTGAAACTTTAATAGAAGGAATAACCCGAGAATGTACAGAAGAAATAGGCTATTTCCCTATATCAGCAAAGCTAGTACCAATACAGAAATTTGTAAATAACTCTTTTACATATCATACGTTTTTCTGTGTTGTTCCGCAAGAATTTATACCTATATTAAATCATGAACACTTTGGCTATTGTTGGGTTGATGTAGAACATTATCCCAAACCATTACATCCGGGATTGTTTAGTACAATCCGATTTGATATAGTACAGGACAAGCTAAAAAAGCTAATAAAAAAAGCAGCCTAAGCTGCTTTTTCTATATTACACTAATATATTCTATTAGCAGTAACTATCTACCGATACTGAAGTTAATAGAGATGCTTGTAGATCAACTGTATCTGTTTTGCCATTAAATGTAGCAATATACTTCTTACCTGCATTTTCATCAGTACCGTTATCTGTAAAATCAACCGTAAAGTGATTAGACAATGTTGCAGCTTTAACAGCAGGATCAGATGCTGGGGTAAGAACAATACTCATTTGATTTCTAGTCAAATCTGCTTTTGCGGCATCAGTTAGAAGACAAATACCAACTGCATATGCTGCACCAGTCGTACCTAATCCTACACCATTAGTCGAAGCTGTAAATACTTTACCGGCCGCTGCATCTGGACCTGCGCCCAATGCTGCCCAATCAGTATTGCCAACAGTTTTAATAATGTATGATCCACCGGCTGCAATGAACTCATCTTGTACGTCTTCCCTTCTTGCAACTAGGAACTTTCTCTTACCACGTTGACGAACAATAAATGCATTGTCAGGTGTAGCACTAGTCCAAGCACCGTTCGTTACTGTTTCTGTAGCACCATCATCCAATGTAATACTTGGATATTGTTGGGCTGTGATATCAGCAGTTTCAGCAGTTAAATCTAATACTGCACCGCCCGGAGTAGCACTAACCTGGAAATGAGTACCATCATTAACAGTTTTAACATAATATACTACACCACCGGTTAAACCTGCATAATCAACTGAAAATACGACAGGACCATTAGCAACTAGTGCGGTAGCAGCTACTGCACCTTTTGTAGTGAATCTATCTGTTACGCCGGCGACGGAAGCATCAATCGTAACTGTTACTGGTGTATTAACTGTATTAACTGTACCTAACGCAGCAACGGTAGGGTCGGTTAGAGCAGAACCTGCATATATCAATGAACCTGCCGCAACTGTATTGAGATAATCAGTATCACCGTCGCCCCAAATTACACTGATTCCGGCTGTACTATTAACTACACCATATTGCTTTTGTTCTACGCTTGCACCTGCATAAACGACGTTACTTGCATCAAATGCTGGAATATCACCACCAACGATACCTGGCTTAGTATTATCATAATTGTTATCAGTAGTACCATCATTTGGAAAACCCAAATCTACATCTATACCACCGTTAATTTTATAAACTTTTAGAGGACGTCCCATGTTGTTTTCTCCTTATAAGTGACCGTTCTATGGCCTACGCGGTTGGGTAACCGCATAAACTCTCAATTAAGAGTGAACATATCTATTTATCTTACGGAGAAGGACCTAGCAGGTCTGGATGTGTTATGGCGGCAGTCATATCTATCTTATAATAACTAGTACCTAACTTTAAATATAATCCATCGGTGCCAGCCATTAATACAACAGAATTACCTCCATTACTGATAGTTACATCGCCGCCGTATATATTTCTAAATCTCTGTTGGCCAAATACATTATCACTTTCTGCACCCAAACTAGTAGTTAAATCAGTTGATGGCATTAAAGCTATTGCGCCGGATGCACTATCTTCCTTAGCTATTACTACTATATCTGATACCGCATTATCTAATAGATTGGGTGCTAATAAGGCTGCACCGTGTAGATTAGTTGAGCCACCAAATGCATAGAAGCCGCCACCGGATTGGGTAGATTCCGTTTGCATGGAGAAACCGTAATTATCAGTAGATATATACAGAGAATTCATATGGCCAACTAAACGTACAGCATCAATGTCACCGGTACTGAAAGCAGGACTGCTATCAATTCCCAGAGTAGATGTTTTAACTGTTAACCCAAGTAAATTACCAAGACCGCTGATATTAGATTGTGTTACTCCGGTAACTGTTCCCGCATATGAAGCATAATTTGCATTTGCAACTTCACCGGATATATTTGCACTGGGGAGACTAGTTAAATTAGTTCCATCACCGTACAAATAAGAAGCATTAACATTCCCTACGCTAATATTTGAAGTAACAGATAAGTTACCAAGTGTACCAACACTAGTGATATTAGATTGTGCGGCCTCTGTAATATTTCCGGCATATGCTGCATAGTTTGCATTTGCAGCAGTACCTGTGACATTTGCTCCTTGAATGTTACTTAGGTTATTACCAGATCCAATAAAATAACTAGCAGTAGCAGCATTACCTAAGTTAGCATTACCCGAAGTTAGATTTCCGGCAGTAGTTGTGATATTACCAGTTACTGTTAGATTAGCTAGTGTACCTACGCTAGTGATATTAATTTGAGAGCTTGCACTAGCTGTTAATGTTGCGTTTAAGTTAGTTACTGCTAGAGTATTTGTACCGCGATCAAATGTAAAGTTTGCACTTCCGCCAAATGTACTAGAGTTATTAAATTGAACAAATGTATTATCACCGCCCGGGGCTCCAACAGAAATCCAACTTAATCCACTAGAACCATTTGTAGATAAAACTTGATTAGTTGTACCGCCCGAAATTCTAACATTAGCAACACTACCTAAAGTTGTTATACCGGTTACGGTTAACGCTGTTAGAGTTCCTAAACTAGTAATATTACTTTGTGCGCTAGCTACAACGTTAGTTACATAGTTTGCAAGATTTGATCCGGTTGAGTTAGTTGCTAATGTTGCTAGAGGAACTTCGCTAACATTTGCACCATTAATAGCTGATAGTAATGCCCCACTACCAATAAAGTAATTTGCAAGTGCCGCATTACCTAAGTTAGCATTACCTGAAATCATGTTTCCTACTACTGTTAAGTCGATTAAACTTCCAACACTAGTAATATTTGGCTGTGAGGCTTGAACTACTGTACTATTGATGTTAGGAACCGATAATGTTGTATTACCTAAAAAGAATTTAAATGAGTTATCAGCAGAAAATACTCCATTAAGATTCCATTGTACCTGACTATTTGCACCGCCTGGAGGTGTTGCACCACCTGTTGACCATGCTAGAGTTCCGGTACCATTCGTCTTTAAGAATTGACCATTTGTTCCACCTAAAATTCTAACATTTCCGATTGGTCCTAAATTAGAAACATTACTTACATTGATATTTGGAACAGTTAATATATTTGATGTTTTATCAAATGTTAGTACAGTTGATCCAGAGAAAGAACTACTATCATTAAATTGTAATTGAGTATTAGCACCGCCCGGTCTAGAACTTGGCAATACGATTGGAGTCCAAGCTAATACCCCGGCTCCATCTGTAGTTAATACATACCCAGCTGAGCCACCTTGAATAGCAACATTAGCGACATCGCCTAAATCTGACATACCTGATACCGTTAACCCGGTTAGTGTTCCCAATGAAGTAACATTAGGTTGTGCTGCGGTTGTTAACGATCCGGTTAAGGTAGTTGCTGAGATATCACCTGCGGATGTTGTTATACTACCTGCACTTAGTGTACCGGTTACAGATACACCACTAGCGGTGCTTGTTAATGTCTGTGCACCAAGATGTATTGATGTACCGCTTAGATATAAATCTTTCCACCGTTGAGCAGAACTACCTAAGTCATATGCTAAAGTTGTTTCTGGTAATAGATTAGAAGTTACATTACCTGTTAAATTTAAATTATTTACTTGAGCAGTGCCGGCCGTATATATATTGCCACCATAGATGTTTCCTATTATATTAGCAACATTACCTGAATTAATATTGCCGGCTGTTACGTTTCCGGTAACAATTGCAGTAGTACTTGCTGTTATACTAGTAAATGCGCCGGAGTTAGGTGTACCTGATCCAACTCTACCGTTATGATTACCGTACGTATTACCATTAATATTACTAACATTAAGATTACCGGTTAATGTCATTAAGCTAGTTATTTTATTAAATGTTAGATTTGCGCTACCGCCAAAGCTTGTACCACCATCATTAAATTGAAGTTGATGCGATGCACCACCTGGAGTACCTGAAACGATATCACCTACTAAGAATGCAGCCCAAGCTAAATTACCCGTACCGTCAGTCTGTAATACATAACCATTTGTTCCGCCACCTAACTTAACATTACCTATATTTCCTAGGTGAATATTAGGAGTTTCAGTATAATCTATATTACCAGGATCTGCTGCATTTCCACCGGCATTAATCCATTGATAACCGGTCGATTCGATTATCGGAGTAGATACTAATAATTGCCCTTCAACGACATTAGACAAGTTAAGAGTGGTATTATTTGCACCCTCAATCTTGCCAAAATCTAGTCTAGATACTTCTGTAAGTATTTCAGTTTGAGTAGTAGTTTCTGCATTAGCAGGAGGAAATAATGTAGCATCATTTCCTATATAAACTTTTTGTTCGTCTGAGGCAAACCCAATCTCTCCTACATCTAATTGAGGTAGGTCAGCGTTTGAACCTGTTCTATGCTGTATCTTCGATATTTGAACTATGGCCATAATGTAATCTCTATGTGATTACATTATTTATCATGCCTATAAGAACTTACTATAGTATTTTTCGACTCGCTCAAACCACTTATTAACGTATATGTCGAACTCATTTCCCTCAATAATGAATTCCTGATAAACGTTATCGGCACTGCACATAAAAATTACACCCTTACGGATTTTAGTCCCGTGTAATTGGTTATGAGCTTCTGCATATGCAGCTAATTGTACAAAGTAATCTTCAATCCATTCACGTTTTTTAAGCTTATTAGTTTGCTTATGGTCCATGATAGCTTCGCTATTATCATGTATCCCAGTTAAATCTGTAGTTCCGGCATATATCTTAGGATAATATACAGGGACTTCCGTACCCCAAAACTCAGTACATTTGGATAATCCGTATTTTATAATACTATTGGCCATCAGATGACTTTGAATACTATAGGGGTTTGAACCGGATGCGCCCATCTCACCTGTCTTAATATATGTCTCAAGCCACTTATGCATACGAGTACCTCTACCCGCAGCTTCAGTTGTTATTTCTTGAGCCTTTTGGGCACCCATACGTTTACGCCAGTTGTTTAATGCTTGTTTAGATTCTTCTGATTTGGTCGCATCTAGGATAGTCGTAACACTGGGCAACTTTTCCCCATCGGGGGTGGCATACTTACGTACACCATTAATTGTTTCTCGGCTTATTGCTACATATTGGAATTTGTTTGGTATATACATTCATGTATTTTAATGTATTATGAATGATAATGCAAGTGGTATGGTTATTTAAGTGCTTTTTTAGCCATATTACTTATTGTTTCACGGTTCTTATCTTCATCTGATCCTACATCCATCTCACCCGATTGACCTTTGAAAATCACAGTATGACCGCTGATATCAGCAATAATGTTTTTCAATGGTTCTTTTTTTACTAGGTCAAATAGATCAGAAGGATCCAATGATATACCGTGCTGTTGTAGTTTCTCAATGAATTCGTCGGTAGACATTGTTTTACCGGATTTGATGACCTGATCCTTAAGTTGACTGCATACCGCAGTCAACTTAACACGTAACGGATCATCATCTACGAATTCAAATAACTTCATATTAGCGTACTGCTCGACCTACGTTTGATACTGGTTCTTCTTCTGGCTCGATTGGTTCTTCTGAATCTAATCCAGTTGGTTCAGGAGTCATTTCTTCAGCACCAAGGTCTGCACCCATATCAGGGGCGGGCTCTTCCATACCGGTATCACCAGCTGCGTCCATACCATCAAATCCGCCTTGACCAGTCATAGAGCTTAATGCACCTTCAACACCCACTTTAGACTGGGTTAATGCAGCCTGAAGTGATGACAATGCTTCAGATACTGCACTATTAAATTGTTCACCTTCGCTGGTACCAAATTCGCTATCTACACCGCTTTTAACAGCAGGCAGTTCTTTAACTAACATATCGCTAACTTGTTCTACCATCTTTTGAATAGTGTCAACCATTTCTTGTGCAGCTAATACTACTTGTGATTTTTGAACTTCCTCATTCTCTACAACAATACGTGCATTATGTGTAGGCAATGATTTTAGATCACTGTAATGACTAACAAGAGCCTGCTCCAAAAATATCAACTTTAAATATGCAGGATTCTGTTCAGAATCATAACGAGCATTACTCGTTTTTGTTTCGTTGATTAATGTACGTACTCTGGACAGCATGTGTCTAGTATCGTATAGACCTAACTTATCGACGGATAAGTTAAAATTAAACTGCTCTCTGAGAGCTTGTTTAGCTGCTTCGCCTGGCTTTGAATTCAATTCGATTAGTTTCATAATGTTTTCCCAAATGATAATATTATTTATCAAAGTAATTTGTTTTTATATCTATTGTATGTTTAAGGTGGATAGCTTAAATTGACGATCCTGATAACGTCGTAGTCTTGCGACAATACCATCCAGTTCAGTTGTTAATACTTGCTGTTTAGCAAGGTCCTGCTGCAATTTATGAGCATATATTATCCTCATATCCATATTTTTAGTAGAACCGCATAGCTTTTTATGCAAAAGTATGTCAAAACTAACCCCACCTAAAGATTTATCCAAAAAGTCTATTCTAATCGCATCAGAGAAATCCTGTCTTTTATCTGCGGTTATCCAAGCCACCGCATTTTTTAAGGTATTGAAACTCCTAATAGAATCGTCAGTTTGTCTACAAACATGAAATAGCCCTTTCTTTTTAGTAATTATGTATTTCCCAAATAAGGTATATTCCCCATTTTCTGATTGAATAACTATTGTAGAGGAAATTCTTTTTAGTAATTTCGGGTCTACAATACGAACTAACGCTTCATATAATTCTGAATCATTCATGACTTAATACCTCAAAGTATATATTACGTAGCTCTGGACTAGTATCTAAAAAGTTAGGTAATTTATCCCATTCCCCTAACCCATTAATCATAGGTACATCATCACAATCAGAATATAATTCACCTAATTCAGTTATTCCATCAGCAAATACACTGATATGATTAATACTAAAATCAAATACCCAACCATTACATTCTTCTTCATGTTGTTCAAATAGAAATCCAAAATTATTACTTTTTGAAAATAATATCTTATTAGGCGTTGTGTTAGATATCTCCTCAGGCTGACTACGAAGTGATATAACTTGTAGTATAGTATCAAAATTGCATTGTGAATTTCTCTTTTTTTGCCAATCTAGTTGTTGGGCTACATCAGAATTATTATTAGCCCTGCGATTTAATATTCCGGTTTTTGTTATATTGAAAAGAGTATGGCAGCGTATTCTATACATAACACTATTTATAGAGGTTAAAAAGCCCAGAATAAATCCGGGCTTTTTAAATTCAAACTAAATGAATTAGTTTGTGAATGTTGCGCCGTTTGATGTAGTTCCACCAGTAGCTGTATCTAGTGTGCCGGTTGTCCAAGCACCAACTGGATAAACACCAATTGCAATAGTATCAGTACCGGTATCAGTTACTTCATATAGATGAATCGTAGCTAATTGTTGAATAGCATTGATACATGTTGCTAAAACAGTACCGTCTGTTGCTAGGCTAGCCAATGCAATAGTGAAAAACTCTAGCTTTGGGCCTTGTGGTTGTACTGTTAATGCAGATGATACTGCATTTACTGCACCTACAGTGTAGGCTGCTGCATCTAAGTTCATTACTGGTTTAAAGTCACCGTGTACTCTAGTTGTGTATGCCATGTTCGTATTCCTTGTAAAAGTTGAAGCCTACTGCTTCATATTAATATTTAGTCCTGGTATAAAAAAATACTGGTCTAGCCACTATCTTCCGGCTAGATTCTGCCGGCTAAATCCCATACGATTGACTAATTTGATTCCCTGACTAACGAATCCTTCTTGGGTTTGAGTTCCGTCTTGTAGATATCCTTTGATTGGGCTACTCTCAGCCGCAATATCAAGTTGTTTTACAACCGTCATTTTGAGGTTATATAACTCAATCCATAGTAGAAATATAGATTTTACCCCTGCTTGATTTTGTTTCAAATACTCAGTAAGTTTACCCTTCATACTATCAGTCATAGGACGTGCTTTAAAGTAATCATAGAAATCTTGTAACATATTAGATAGATTTCCCGACACAATCTTTTTATTAATGAATACTGTAAACAACATATTAAATTGGCTACGTGACTGAGGGGCATTATTCATTAATTGATCTATTGCAGGACCATACAGTTTTACGGCTTTTTGTGCTTTAGCAAACACAGTTTTGGGTATTTTTAGTTTAGGTACGATAGGCATTGCTGCAGGAACAATAGCAACATCACTTATATTTTTTAAATTACCTAAAGTACCATTTAATGATTGTGCTTGCTGCACATTATTAGCTTGAGGTGCTAGATATTGATGTACTGCTATACCACCCTTTTTCCCGGTAATTAGTTTACCCATATCACTATCAGCTTCTACTGTATATGTAATACCTTTTGGATTGGCACGGAAAGTATATAGCCCGTTTTTCTCTTGTAAAGGCTGACTGAATAACAAATCGCCCCAATAAAATCCAGTTCCTGAATAAGATTTTTGTAATCCCGGCCATATAGAAGCAATGATTTGATGTAATTGACTACGATCTATTCCTCTAGCCGCATCATATTGTTCGAAGGCTTTTGGACTAGTTACGTGACCACTACCATCTGCTTTATTAAACATATGTTTATCACAGACGATAAATTTCTTATCTATTCCACACCCAAATATAAGTGCGGGATAACCGTCCCATTTAATAGTAATTGATTTGGGATTATTAATTGTTTCGATAATTGCAGTTATAGCACGAGATGCACCTGCACTACCGCCCGAAAATACCAAATCTTCAGGATGCTCTACGTGTGCTTTAGTTAATTCAACCTCTTCATTAATCGATGCAATGGTATTGGTTAATTTGCGTAAATATTCAGAATCATTATGCATTTTACGTTCCGGCTCTAGCAGAAAATGCCGAATCTATTTTAGCTTGTTGATCTACTTTAGTTTGGGTGGCCTGTTGAACGGGAAGTAAGCCGGCTTTAGGAGCTGCTGGTGTTTTACCGGTCGTGATAGCCTGACGTAATTCAGCATACTTAGCTGGATCCAATTTATATAATATCCCTAGGGCAGCTAATGCAATTGCTCTTAGATCATCTGCATTATCTTCTTGATTAAGTGTTTTTATTGTTTTTAGTATTTGCTCAGTCGAAGAGGTAAGTTCCGGAGCAGGTGTTACACCCGCTGCAGGTGCAATACCAGTATTAGCAGGATTTTGTTTATTTTGTTTATTCTGTTTATTTTTGTTATTCTGTTGATATGGGGTAATACCTTGTTGTAACCCAACTGCATGTAGGAAATTAGCTAATTTATCGATAGATGCAGTACTGTATTTTTGTGCGGTTGCATCTGCTGCGATCTTTGTTAGGGCAGCTTCTTGCGCCGGCGTAAATGCACCTAATCTATTTTTCTGTGCATATGTTTTTACATATTGTGTCAAATCGACAGGAATTCCAGCTTGATTCGATGATGTAATTAATCCTTTAACCTCATCACGTATCGTGGCTAAAAAATTCTGACTAGTGGCAGCACGATCCCTAGTAGCCGCATCTTGTTTAGTTGCGGCGTAAGCAGCATCTTTACCTAACCCAGTTAATGCATATAGTGCTTTGGCTCCAAAGCCGGCTTCGCTAATTTCTCTAATTTTCATTATTCTTCCTTAAACTATTGGAAAAACGACTTTGGTCCTTAGATTTAATAGCATTTAATAGCTTTCTTTCTAAAACCTGAGCTTTCTCAGAATCATATGTCTTGTTAATCATTTCCAATAGATTAATAGCACTGGTAATGATATTGTGGGCGCGACTTTCTATGACATGTTTAATATCACGATTGGCACCTATGTCCTGTAATTCTTCTAAGAGGCTACGAGTCTTTTTCTGCATAATCATATCCGTTGTATTATTTATCACTTTTTCAGATTGTTAAGCAGTGATTTTAGCTTACTACCCTGAACATCTGCTACTACTTTTTTGTCACTATCTTCAATATATATCCCGTCACCCACAGGAGTAACATTTGAACTAGGTTTTAATCTATTCATAATGTCATTAGAACTAGGTTGAGGATTATAGCTATTTGCCCCATCCCCGCCCTCATCGGTAATCCGCATAGTTTCAATATTATATTCTAAATCTATTTTCTTACCAACGCCAGTTGAACTACGAGATTTCATGCACTGAATTTGATACTTTCCGCGCTCTCTCATACTACGGCTAGTAAATATACCAAATACGTTATCTGCTGTGTTGATTTTACTAATACCACCTGATATATGACTATGATCAAATTCGATCTCTTCTACCGCAGAACGATTTAACTGTGAAGCAGTAACAAATAACACGTTTAATTCTTTTGCTAAGTTACGTAATTCTTCACTAACATACTTATCCTTAACAAATAAATCATTAGGACTGACTTTTACTGATACTGGCATTACTAAATCTAAGTAATCAACCATAACAAAATCTACTTTGATACCGGTTTGAATTTGTACTTCCTTCAAGTATGCTCTAATATCATTGACATTTGATTGTGCTGGTAAACCCTTTACCCGATATTTACCGGCTTTTTTACCCGCCATCATAACCTTAAGAGTAGCTTGTTCGATATCTTTACGAATTTCTTTTGTACCCATACTTGTTAACATCGCATCTGTACGTAGTGAAGTTAATTCTTCTGATAGTTCTAATGTGATATAGACACCGCTTAACCCAACTTGTAACCAATTTAGGGCCAGATTCATCATCACAAGTGATTTACCTGAACCTGATCCTCCCGCAAAGATATTTAATTCTCCCCGGCTCATCCCGCCATACAGAATCGCATCCATCTGAGGCCATCCAGTTGATACTTGTCCGCCTGAATTAAAATACTTATTGATTCGGGTTGCCGGATCATAGAAGTAATCTGTACCCATATCTTTTTGTAAGCTGATTTGTACCGCATCTTTGATGAGCTTTTCAACTGGAGAAAAATCACCCTTTTCTAATAGGTCTGCTGATTTTAAAATAGCACGTTCAAGTTCTTGACGTTTAGTAAATGCCTCAAACTCATCAAAAAACCATTCATAGTGCCCTTCAGTTATTTCAGGAACCGTCTCAATATCTATCCCAGTTACAGCCTTAATCTGTGTAGAATCAGGCAAGATTTTATATTTGTCAGTATGTTCTTTAAACAATTCCGCTACCGGACGTAATACTCTATCAAAGTTCTCACTGTTCATGATATTCATTACGCGGGTATACAATTCTGCATTTGTAATCATCATACGCAGAAATAGCTTTTGTACGTCTACTGTGTAATCTAACTGCTTTTTAGAATCCTGTTTTACCAATTTTCTTCCTTTGCATTTCTAATTTAATTTTGCTCATAGTAGCAGATTGCAATATACTTAGTAGGGTAGGGAATTGTCCGTACTTAATCACCGCATCATTGACATCCTTAACACCAATATCCCATTCTGGAATACTAACACTATATCCAAATTCTAATGCGCGATCTATTATATCTAGCCCTGTCTTATCTCTGTCAGGTACTATAATTATTCTTCTGTTTAATTGGGCTAGCAATTGTGCTTGTTCAGTGCTTATTGTATTATGCATTAATGCACATCCGTTAATACTTAAGGCATCGAATATTCCCTCAGTAACTATGCATACCTGCCAATTTGGTTTCTGAAAATCATATCCAAATACATAGCCCGGCTCTTGTATATTAATAAACTTTGGTATTCGATTATCTAGAAATCTACTTGTATATCCTACCAACTTACCTCTATACATATATGGGATAATAATTCTGTTTGCCATTCTACCTGGTTCGTTTGGTGTTACTGCGAATGGTAAAATGTTTGGATCAACTTTTCTCTTTAAGAGATAATCTATGTAGACCGTATGTGCTATATTTTGTTTATCTAATGGTTCACTATCAGGTAACTCATGAGTTTTAAACTTTATTGTTTCACGCTTATATTTGGGCTGAGTGAAATCTAACAAATCTTTTTGCTGTAGACTTTCTAGGCTCCATCGTTGGATTTGCATACTATCTATACCCAACCAACCCATAAACTTTTTAGTTTTATCTCCGATACTTCGCCCTAAGGTAAAACTACAGCTATATCCGCAATTGAAGCAATGCATAACCCAATTATTACCGTCTAGTTTTAACCCGCCGCGAGAACGCTTATCTGATCGATGTCCTCGTTTATCACAACATACGGCATTGAAACTATACCATCCACTATGAGATAGTTTTTTTCTTCCCGGTATTAAAGACATAATATCAAACATACTACTATTTTAGCAGGATATTATGAAGAAATCAATAGATATTGGAGAATTATCTGATCATTAGGGTAGAAATATTTCCACCGGTACTATTAGCAAACTCTACTTTAATATAAGGATGATATCCTTCAATAAAGTATCCAACTGTACTGGATGTATTTGCATATGTTTCACTAGTTATATCATACCAATCAGTGTTTGGGAGAGTGGATCCCCGAACAGTCACATTACCGGTATAACTATCCAATCCTACTTGTACCGTAGCATAAGGAAGATCAGGGCCGGATACTACACTACTATTATAAGTCACACTATGGGTGATGTTTGGAGTAGGATGTGATGGGATTTGGATAGAAGTTGCTGGAATAAACGAAGGGAATACACTATTAACTACTTGAATAACACCGCGAGCCCCTGCATCTGAATTAACAAAAACAGGTAATTCACCTTCATTTATTTCTAATGAATATGAACACAATTCTGGATTTACCATTGATAGTTCTGCTGAGGTGACCTCTAATTGGGCCAAACCCTTAAGAGCCAACAATATTGTTAATTCCTTACGGAAAAATACTTCAGATCCGTTGTAGCTGATCAATCTAAAACTAATAGTTTTGCCCGTTAAATCGACTGGTTTTTGCTCTTGATTTAGAAATTGAAACTGAATCTTGTTACTTACACCTTTGTTTAACTTCAAATTATTAGCATACATGATATTATATCTCCTAGCCGAAGTACCGGAATACAACACCACTGTTTGTCTTGGTATGTAAGAATAAACTGTTGTTGAATACACTGGATGACTCCTTTCTTATATTTATTACAAATAATATAATACAATCTACTTATGAATAAATATACCTATATATGCTGCATAAAGATTTCTTTGATCGACTTACTGAAAATCATCCATTCATAACGGTGTGTTCCTACGCCAACCAAGATTATGTCGGTATCGTACAGAACCGAGATGATATAGTAACTACTATCTATGACTACGGTTCTATAGTCAATCCTATATTACGCGAAAGATTTTTAGAATTAGGTGATATTTGGTGGTGGGAAAGTAATCGTCTAGTCCCAATAAACATGTTTCTAAAGACCGAATGGGGTGATTTTAAGCCATATATTAGAACATTTAACAATAAAAGTCTAATAATACTGCATGGGCCTATCTGTAGTATGCTAGAACTCAATAAACGTAAGAGTAAGCGTAAATCTATTACCCTAGTCAAGCGTATCAGTTAACAAATTCATATTAACCGATACTAAAACCGCATAGGAAATACTATGTGATTTTTTAAAGACATATCCCTCATTATCCTTTTCCCATACTGTTTTAGCTACTTCTGACCAAACTTTCCCTACAAGATGCTTTTTCCCTGGACGTATAATAGCCAACATCATTGCTAATCTTGGGATTGAATCTACCGGTTCAGGCATTCTATGTATTGTATCGTAATGATTGCCTAAATGTAGCAACTTTTCTACGAATGGCCGATCATTTAACTTAGTCCAGTTTGGTTCTCGCATCAGATATTTTAAGTGTTCCTCATCTTTTACCTGATTATACAGATGTACATTCAATAAGTCTAGCTTAAAATACCCACGATCTTCTGCTTCAGTATAGTCGATATTAGCCATATCATTTATAGCATCATAGGGAATATCAGTAACATATACCCCGGTTGCGTGTTTACGAATAGGACTTACATTCCGCATCGCCGCAGGTATATGTTGGATATGTTGAAGAATTTTATCTCTATCCCCAAAGTCAATATCTACATCTGAGTTAAACTTCATTAGGCATCTTTATCAGATAGAATAGGATAGGACTTATATGGCCAATCTATAGAATAGCCATCCCATCTAAAATTTTCTTCTAGAGGTTTATTGTATGGCATATCAACTACATATTGTACTAATGATGTTTCAGATAACACCAAATATCCATGGGCATATTGAGGTGGAATAAACAATGCATTGGTATTGTCTAGTATTACACCAAACCATTTGTTAGATTCTACATCCAATGCAACATCAAATATCTCGCCAACAAGAGGTATTACTAGTTTGGATTGATCTTGTCTGTGCATACCTCTTAGGACATTATGAGTTGATGATGCTAGATTGATTTGCCTAAATGTTCCTCGCATTTTATCAGAGTTACTTTTCCAAAGTTCACAGAAATCTCCTCGCGAATCTTTAAATTTAGTATGAGTGATAACTTCTACCCCTGGTAACGGTTCACCGTATGTTTTCATGTAATTAACCCCGCTTTTATAAATTTTCTATATGCATCCTGTACTACGATTGCCTGTCTTTCTGCATCTTCTACTGCTTTGTGTGTGGTAACATGACCACCATCTTTTAGCTTTACCCCGGCAACTTCATAGAGGGTACGTGTATCACGTACTGTATAGAAGGGCCATGGTATACGCATATCAAGTTGTCTCCACGCTGTCTCCATTACTACGCAGTCAAAGGATGCGCCATTTGACCATACTGCACGCCTATTCCAACAGAACTTATACAAACGGTCCATGCATTCTTTGAATGGTATTCTATCTCTATCACCCAATGCTTCTTCTTGTGCAGCTTCACTTTGTGTACTCCACCACCGTAGCGTATCATCATTGATAACTCTGTTGTATTTTTCTGTCTGTTCTTCAATTGTAGGACGTAATTCAAGTTTCTCTACAATTCCCATACCTTTTGGATCAAATCTAACTGCACCAATAGTCAATATAACACAATACGGGCTTGTGTCTAGTGACTCAATATCTATCATAATATCGTTACTCAATTTTATTCCTTCCACATTTCATACATTAGTTGAAGTCTAGTATCATCTATATCTATTATAACATTACCTCTGGTAAGATAGAAGTCCCAACCAGCACCGCGGTACCCAAAATTTCTACGAAGCCATCTTACAATATCTGCAGGATCTTCTTTTTTCTCTTTACATTGATAGATATATTGTTTTCTCATATTAGATCACCTATGGTTGTAATATGACTTTTACGTAAAAGATTCCAAACAATAGCTTTTTCGGCTCTATCTATAAAATCTAATGCATATTTTTTTTTATTAAAATCTATAAAATTGATGCTAGGAATTTGTGAACACATTTGTTCTGCTTTATCTTGAAAATATACTTCAGCATCAATAGTCCACTTATATGCGGTATTGCCAAAAGACACCGAATAATCTCCGGTGTTAAATGCTAAATTAAACAATTTTACTATAATTAGTTGAGTAGTTACCGCTCGTCTGCCTGGCCAAGTAACCCTAAAGGCTCCATTCCAGGTTTTCGTGATTAAAAATATTTCTGATATCATCGAATAATACCCAACGTCTGCTCTAGCCAAAGTTTACAATCAGGCCAGTTCTTATACTGATGTGACCGGCCGCCGGCCGCAGTCCAATCTTCATAATTACTTAATCTGTCATCAATTAATATATCATCCGGACTCTTACAATGGGTATGTTTATCTGCTGTGTAGGGACCAAAAAATACCGGGATATCCGGAAAATGTTTATTAGCCCAATGTACTTTATCCTGAAAAGCCCAATACATATTATTCTTTTTTGGCACTGCTGATAGAAACGCGACAAATACATCAGGTTTATTTTTAGCATAACGAGTAATCCAATCTACCAACTCAGGACCTCCCTCTTTAATAAGCAAGTCTCTATATAGTCGAGAGTGTTGTCTAAGTTTGCCCCATTCCGCTGACCCATAATTGTCCATAAGTGAGTTGCGTGTTAATACAGCATTTGCGTATGAAGTAAAATCTGCTACTACCTCATCCATATCAATAAAAATATTCATTATCTTCCATACCCTTGATCAATTTGTTCCAATGTTCTTTTTGCCATTTGCCCTGCTTTATGTTCGGGATTCATACGTGCTATATCATCTAAACAAGTCCACATCAATTCATGTTCTTCTTTGAGTTGATATACACGATTGCGTAGATTACTAGCATCTGCGATACTCATTATAGCAGATACTAA